CTGTTGATTTATACAACATAATGAAGTAATTAATTAGTGTCTCATTATTAGTGTCAATTAATGTATAACATTTCATACGGTCAAGACCATAATAGTCTAATCTTTGTTGTAAATATTCAAGTGAGCCTTTATTTTCTAAAACTAAAAAATCATTTCTACCATTCTCATATAATAATTTTATTCTATCTAAATGGAACAAAATGCTATCCAGGCCTATAATACAATATTGACAATCATAATCAGTATTCACGACAAAATTACAATACTTATGTTTGAAATTATTTTGGTCTCTTTCCCATATTTTCGAATGTTCAACAATATATTTTTCATCTTCATACGCATCGAACATCTTCATTTTTTCATTTATTGCCATAAATTTATAATACATAGGGCTTATATAATTTGGACCAATTCGGTTAATTTCTGCGTTTCTAATAAGGGAAAAATTATTATTTGAATCATTCATGTACTGTATATATCCTAATTTATGTATTTTTACCATTTTCGTTGTAACACACGTTTTCAGGAGAATTTCGTAATCATCGCATATCGGTAAATATTCACAATAACTACCCATTTGTATTAATGTTTCTCTTCTCCAAATTCTAGGATGATTTGGACAACACACTAGATGACTCATAGTAATATTATTGATATTTGGAGTTATATATACTAACAACCAGTTATCATTATATTTTTGAGAATAATATCCACCATATCCTTTACATATAAAATCACCATACCATTGATTTTTTCCATTTTCATAAACACAAGCACAATCCATATAAATAAATCCAACATTCGGATTATTGTTAAATACATCAGCTGAATCTTGTAACACATATGGTAGAATCTCATCGTCGTGATCCATTTCCAATACATATTTACCGCGACATAATCCAATTGCTTCATTTTTTACATTACCAATACTACCATTATTTTTAGAACGTCTGTAAATCCGAATACGCGAATCATTATCAACGTTATTTCTTAAAAATTCGAAATGATTATCGTCAGGCGAATCGTCTACAATTACCCATTCCCAATCTTTTAAAGTTTGTTTTTCTAAACTGTTGTAAACTCTTAAAATCTTATCATATGAATTAAATGACGTAGTAAATAATGAAAATGTTGGTCGAGTCAAACTACGGTTCTTTGCACATAAATTTACAAATAACATATTCATAACATCATTAAATTCCTTTACACTTGATATAGTAACATTTGCGTCCATATGGATATGACGAATCAGCATTTCTTTAGATAATACACTTAATAAGTCGTTTTTGTATTCATCAATAGAATTTCCATAAGTTACCAGTAAATGAAAGTTTGAATTATGTAAGTGTTTAACATTCTCAATACTATTTGCTATAAAAACACTACATTCTAACGTATTTCCATTTTCAATAAAAAAACGATCTATAATATTGTATTTTTCGTAACGATAAAATATAATGTAAGGATACTTCATTATATTTTATTTAATAATCTATATCTAAATAATTGTATAATATATTATAATTTATACATCAACTGTATGTTTTTTAAATAAACATCCCTGTGCGTTTAAATTCTTTAATTCATCGGTAACAATTTGCGGATTTTGATGATCGCAAATAGATAACCAAATTTTTACTATACAAAAATTCTTTTTAGGTGAAATGGTAATTCCCGTAACACTATTCACAAACGAACTGTTGCTACTAATTGTTCCTCCAATAAGAACATATGTTAAATCACGCCAAACTTCATATACATTTTTATTTGAAACTTTATATGAAAAGCATCCACCATTTTTGTTTTTTGGATCTTCCCACATTGGCGCAATTCCATCCTTCATAATGAATAGCATACAATTTTTAACTAAACCTTCGGGTAACGACTCTGTAATAGCCACTGTTTCTTCTACTGTTGTAAACTTATATATTTTTTTATAACTGTTTACGGTCCAGTCAGGGTCGTGAGGTAGGTGTGCCCATAGGTTCCAGTTTAAACTCAGTTTACTCTTAGTTATACTTGCTGTAGCCATCGCTGTTGAAACTGTTGAGGGTACCATAATATATGTATACTTCAATTTTTTTTTAAATTGTTTTATTAGTATAAATTTTAAAATCTAATATTATGTTTAAAAATCAATACAATGGGTTTTATCTAATTTTACAAATTCATCTGAGTTGATTCTGTCTTCTAATTCTTTTACTCCTTCTAATACTACTTCTTCTAATTCTTTTACTTCTTCTAATTCTTTTACTTCTTCTAATAATTCCTCTTCTAATTCTTTTACTTCTTCATCAATTGACACATGATCACTTTGTTTAATTTCATAGTCGTTTTTACAAATTGTTATACTGTAAGTATCGTCTAGTACACGCATATTTATATTATTATCAATTAATTCAATATTATAAGAAAAAACATCAGGTAATTTTAATTGACTAATATTTGTTACATAATATTTAAAAAACGCTTTATCTAATACATTATTAACAACATAAAAATTATATTTATTATTGCTCAATTCAATATCAATCACAAAGTCAATGTCATTTTTATAAATTAATTTAAATGATAAAAAACGTATATCAGATAATTCATAATCTCTAATATTATTAGGTATATTATTTATACACAATTTATTTATAGGATTCGGTTTTGTAAAATCTGAAATAACAATTAAATCGAATTCTCTTTCTAAAAATAACGCATTGTCTTCTATAATATGTTTATCTGTAATAATGTCATATGTTTTAACACCATCTTTAAACATTTCAATAATATAAATACTCTTATCATTTTTCATTATATATTCTTTTAATAAATCAACATACGGATCAATAATAGTAAGTAGTTTATTCATGTGTATTTCAATACTACTATAATAGTATATTGTATTGTAAGCTATATATAACAAACCGTTCATTATTAATGGTTTATATAATTTTGCGTATGTAGGTAATTTACTATTTTTATATACATATGTGGCAAATAAAATTGTAAATAATAATTTAAATATGTCAATCATATTTATTTACATATATATGATTATATAATTTTAAGTTGTTTAGATTTATATTTATTATTCAAACTGTTGATCTGTTGAACCTTGTGGTACCGTATGACTATATTCTTCTTCTAATGGAGTTTCTGAATATGTTGTATCTATATATTTATTTTTTGGTTTTACGATAGTAGTAGAAGACGAATAAATTAAATTTCCACTCTTATTAGTAGAAGTATTATCACAATTAATATTTAATTTACCTGTTGCTGGATCTAAACCAAAAACATATAACAAAATTGTAACTATAACGGACATAAGAATAAAAGGAATAAAAACAATTATCCAAGATATTATTCCCATTCCTGAAACACATAATGCGTTTAAAAGTATTGTAATAATTATCATAACGATAAATTTAAAAAATGCAGTATTATATAACCCTTTAAAGGTGTCGATTATTATTTGCGTTAATGAAAACGCAAGATATATTAATGCTGGAGCACATAAATTTATCATATTCTACTTATACTAAGTTAAGAAAAGATTGGTTCGCCTTCTTTAATAATTCCGACCTTTTCTCCTATATCACCATCTTTTGTCATGGCATATAAAATACCATTTTCCTCATCGGTAGCAAAATATGTAATATCATCTATTTCTATTTCAAAAACCTCTTCTTCCTCTTCTTCTTTAGAGTCCTCTACTTCTACTTCCTCTTCTTTAGATTCTTCATCAGTATGAACTTCTTCTTCTGATTCAACTTCTTCTTCTGATTCAACTTCTTCTTCTGATTCAACTACTTCTTCTTCTGATTCAACTACTTCTTCTTCTAATTCAACTTCTTCTTCTTTTACTACTTCTTCTTCTTCTTCTTCTTCTTCTTCTTCTTCTTCTTCTGATTCAACTTCTTCTTTTACTACTTCTTCTTCTTTTACTTCTTCCTCTTCCTCGTCCTCCAATTCTTCTTCCTCTTTAATGCCATGATTAAATAAATCTTGTTCAAGCGTTTCCGTAAACGTATTATTGTCAATATCAATATTTTTCTCCTCAATTTTTAATATAATATGTGGTTCTGTATCCATACGAGCAACCGATTGATCTTTTTTTGAAAAACCAGGATAACTTGTTAATTTTTGCTGACCTCTTAATTGGGCACACAAATATTCATATTTGTTATCAGAATTTTCACTGTTATTTTTTAAATCCTTTATTTCATTTTCTAAAATACTAATACGTGTTAATAGTGTGTTAATAGTATTATGTAGAACT